TTATCTTTATCAGCATGAGACAGGTAATGATGATGATGGATCTCCAATGGACAACGTGTTCATCGAGTCTGCTGACTTTGATATAGGCGATGGAGAAGAGTTTCAGTTTATTAAACGTATGATTCCTGACGTTAAATTCACAGGTAGCGGAGGCAGTGGGCAACAGATTAATGTTGTGTTAAAAGAACGAAACTATCCTGGCGATTCTTTATCAACAGATCAAACCACAAGTTTTACTGCATCTACCACCAAGATAGACATGAGAGCTAGAGCTCGACAAGCTGTGGTTAGATTTGAATCAGATGATGATGCTGCCGTTGGTGTAAGAGAAGGAGTTGGATTTAGAGTTGGCGGTACTCGACTTGATATTAGGCCAAATGGTAGAAGATGAGTAAGCTTTTACAGGGCAGATTACCATTTGAAACAGACCAAGTTGTTGCTGCTGGCACATACAATAAGACAGTAAGGCTTCTTGAATTAAGCCTTGATGCGTTTGATCCAGACAAAACGCCTCAGTTTACTGCATCAGAATTAGATGAACTTAAATTCCAAGCTGGTGATATCATATGGAATAGTTCAATTGGAAACCTACAGGTTTGGAGTGGGACTGCATGGATTTATATTACTGATCCAGACACATCTGGGTTAAGTGGGACTGGGCAAATAGGCACGGTTCAAGTTATTACAAATGGTTCATTGGTGGTGAGTTTATGACTAAGTTATGTGCAAGAGGTAAGGCAGCAGCTAAACGTAAATTTGATGTATATCCAAGTGCTTATGCAAATGCTTACGCAAGTAAGATTTGTGCAGGAAAGATTAAAGATCCTTCTGGTGTAAAGCGAAAAGACTTTAAAGGCAAAAAACCAAAATCCCTTAGTGGAGGTGGATTTATCGCTAAACGAGCTAGGATAATAGGGCTGACATGAGCCTGAAAGACTGGTTTGGTAAAGGGTCAAAAGGCGATTGGGTTGATATAGGCGCGCCCAAAAAAGATGGTAAGTTTCAAGCGTGTGGCAGATCCTCGACGAAAAGCTCTAAAAGAAAGTATCCTAAGTGTGTGCCTCGATCAAAGGCCAAATCCATGACTGCTTCTGAACGAACAAGCGCAGTAAAAAGAAAAAGATCAAGAAAGCAAGGAGTTGGCGGCAAACCAACTAATGTAAAGACTTTTGCAAAAGATGGTTGTTTTGTTACCAAAAGGAACCATCGAGGGTGTGGTGCAGTAATGCCAGATCGTAGAAAGAAGACAAGGTATAGCTGATGTTCAGACGTTATGCACAAGAATTTAGGACTGGCGGTCAAGTTAAACGCAGACAAGCTGCAAAAAAGACGAAAGAGCGTAAGGCAGATGATATGCCAAAGCGTAACAAAAAGAACTTTCGGCCTACTAAACAAGGCGCTGGCATGACAGAAGCTGGAGTTGCAGCCTATCGAAGAAAGAACCCTGGCAGTAAGCTACAGACAGCTGTGACTGGTAAAGTTAAGAAAGGCAGCAAGGATGCTAAGAGAAGAAAGTCTTTTTGCGCAAGGTCAGCAGGCCAGATGAAACAGTTTCCTAAAGCTGCTAAAAATCCTAATTCTAGATTACGACAGGCTCGAAGACGTTGGAAGTGTTAAGTTATTTCAATATACTAAAGGTTGGTTTGTAAATGGCGAATCAAATGAAACAGCCTCCTATGCAAAAACAAGCAGAGCGTTTGGCTGCGCAAGGCCGTTATGGCGATACGATGCTTGTTCATATGAATCCAGCAGAGGTTGAAGGCATTGCATCATTAATGCCTGGTGGACAACTTACTACTAACCCCCAGACCGGACAACCAGAGGCTTTTATTGGCGCATTAATCACAGCTGCTTCAGCATTGGCTGGAGGTTTGTCAGCTAGAAAATCAAGAAAAGCTGCTCAAAAACAAACTGATGCGATCATGGCGCAACAACAGCCTATGCAGGAGTATAGCGCAGATACTCTTAGAGCGTTAAAAGGTTTATCCGCATTCAAACCAGCGCCAGTGCTGGCTGACATGGACCCAAGTAAGGTTAGTTTTTTGCCTAAAGGAGCTTCACAAGGTTTTAACCTTGATTATCAAAATGTTCCAGGGACCATGTATGCAAACTATCAACCTGATAATCCATTCGCAATGGGCGCTTTGCCAAGACAAGTAGTGCAACAGCCTGTGATGCAAGAGCCGGTTGATACTGATGAGGGTGGCGGGACAGTTGATACAGGATCGGAAGATGTTGCTGGTTTAGGGCCAGATCTTGATCAATTAGAAATGATCAACGCATCAAGAAAAAAGTTAGGTTTTCCTGAATTTAAATCAATGGAAGACTTTTATGACTTTGTTTCAGACATAACTGAAGGCGGCCCTGCTGGACCATATGGAGGCGGCATTCCCTTTATGATGGCCAACGAAGGTGGTCTTGCATCTTTGCCAGTTCATATGGCTAGAGGTGGAGAAGGCTTTGCTAATCTTGGCGCTCACATTGCATCAGCCATGCCTGCATTTAGTAGCGCACGGCAACTTGGCATGCAAGTGCAAGGCAAAATGAAAGGCAGTTTAGGTCAAATGGGAGCAACTGGAACAGGTTCTCCTGGCTATAACACGGTAGGCACAGAAGAATATGAGTCTAGGCAAAGACCTGTTCAAAAGTTTTTATCAAGAATGAGAGCTAGACAACAGGCTAGGCAATCTGCAAGAGCAGCGAGAAGAGCAGAAAAACCTAGTGAAGGGCAGCAAGAAAACCGTCCACGCATAACAGGTTTAGCAGATAGAATTCAATCGTTTAAAGATCGTCAAGCCAATAAAGCAGAAGCTAGAGATGCTGCAAATGCTTATGCCAGATCTATGGGTGTTCCAGAGGCGCAACGTGGAGGATTCCCTGGAAGAATTGGCGCTTTTGATGAAAGAATGAATCAAAGAATCCGAAACAGATTCCCTATAATAGGTCAAGGAATTGATTTTCTTGAAGGGCGAGGTGGAGGCCAAGGTGGAAATGAAAGTCGGGGAGATTTAGGTCGTATTTTAGGAGGCATATTATCTTTAAGAGGATATGCTGACGGCGATATGGTTGAAGACTTTCCCAGAGTCAACGGCCCTATCTCTGGGCCAGGAACAGAAACATCTGATGACATACCAGCTATGTTAAGTGACGGTGAATTTGTTGTTAACGCTAAAGCCGTTAGAGGCATTGGTCGATTGAATGGCGCTAACAAAAGCAAGGAAGAACAAAGACGGGAGGGTGCGCGCATGATGTATGAATTACAACGCGCTGGCGAACAGGCAATGAGGAGGTCTTAAAGTGACTACTACCCAAATGGTTCCGCAAAGCACCCCGTATCTTGCCCCAGGGTATTCAAGATCGTTTCAAGATCCAGCTGTTGAACTGGCAAGTCGCCGCATGCTGGAGTCTTACTTCGGCCCTGAAGGTTTAATTACTCAACAAATACCTGTTCCCATACAACAAGTCGCTGGTCTTTCTCCTCAAGAGATTCAAGCAAGAAACTTAGCGCAGGGTCTTGGTGGTTTTGGAAGCCAATTAGCTGAAGCTCAAGATATGTATCGTCAAGCATCAGGTGCTTTTGATCCATCAACAGCAGGATTGTTTGGCGATCCAAGAGCCAGAGCTTTGTATGAACAAAGTCTAGGTGCATATGACCCCTCAACTGGTCAGCAGTATCTTGATCAGGAAGGCAGACAAATGATGCGTGGAGCTGCTGATGACATAAGAGGCGCACAAGCTGGCATACCAGGTGAGGTTAGAGGCGCACAGGCTGGTGCTGGAGAAGCAACTCAAAGAGCCAGGGCTGAAACTGCTGCGGCAGGAAGAGACTTAAGAAGTGCAGGACAGATGGGAAGAGGATCTGCTCTTCAAGGTATTGCAGGACTAGCAGGAACTGGTGCGGAGTATGACCCAGCATCTGCAAGCAGATACATGGACCCATTTAATCGAGATGTTATCGAGGCGCAACAAGCTGAGATTGCAAGACTAGGTGAGCAACAAAAACGTGATGCAAGAGCTCAACAGGTCGCAGCTGGTGCATTTGGTGGTTCAAGAGGCGCTATTCAGGAAGCTGAGATAGGTAGAAACGTATTACAGCAACAAGCCAAGACTGGTGCTGAATTAAGATCGCAAGGATTTCAGCAAGCACAACAGCAAGCACAACAAGCATTTGAGCAATCACAAGCAAGAAGACAACAAGCTGCTCAATTAACAGGACAATTGGGACAAGCTGGCGCGCAGACTGGTATATCTGCTGCGGGTC